ACTTCTCAAACTCAATCGCTCCGGTTTCGCCCGTCTGAAATTCGTAAGCGAGCCACAGTTTGCCGTTGAACTTTTTCAGCTGACATTTCTGCGGTGCCAGCGGATAAAGACCGACAATTTTCTGTCTCATATCGTCGTACATCGGCGCGATGAATACATTGTTGTTCACGAAGAGCAGAGTCGCGATTCGATATAGATATTTTTTCGCGTCCATCAGAGGGTTCGGGTTGAACTGAAGCATCCGCTCATACGCGCCGTTGTTGGAGCCGTTGACTATCGGTTTCAGACGCGAGATGCAATTTGCCTTCGCGTGAATTGCCGCCCTCGTCAATTCCATCTCATAGACGCCGCCCGTGAAGGATTTATACACAGGGCTGTATGCGTTGATGAGTTTGAAATACTCGGCTACGCCTTCCTCTATCTTTTCAATTTTTCGTTCTTCTTTCTTTCCAAAAAGAGCCACAGTCTCACTCCTCGTTTAGGTAAATGTATGAGTCTTTGTTATCCATTAAAACTTTGTATGCGATAATTAAAGCGACCGCTCCGTCGATTCGTTTCAACGGAGAGTCGCCCTTAACCGGTTGTACATTGTTATTGACATCGCGCTTCGCGTGAAGGTTCATCAGACACCATTTCATTATAGGATTGTTCTGATAGATGATGTTCTGCGATTGGAACTCCGCTTTGATTTCCTTCATCGGCTCGCTCATTGAAATCACGCCCTGACGGACGGGAACCATTGTGTTCTGCCCGAACTCCATTCGGAACTGTGCAAGGAGTTCGTCGGAAATGTGCCACGGGTCGTATCCGATGTAGAGTGGGAACAAGTCTTCCTGATCGCGCAGCTCGATGAACCAATCCAAGAACACCCGCTTGTCGCATTTGTTTCCGGGACAGAGCCGCAGCTTGCCCTCGCTTGCCCACTGCCGATAGGGAACAAAGTCCCGCTCAACTCTTCCGTCCCGCTCAACTTGTTCTTCGGGAAGCCAGAACATCGAGCGCACTACAATTTCATCAGAGCCGGGCTTTTTACAAATTGCGACAGCTGCGTTCAAATCTATGCTGTCCGCAGCATCGAACCCGCCGATACAATATTTGAAGTGTTCGGTGTTCTCCGCTTCGTTGTTGATTTCCTCAAAGCGGAAATACGCCGCCTCGTTCGTCTGAACAAGGTTGAAATCCTTGACGAGCACGGTCGGCTTGAACGAAGGGTCTGCCTTCGCCTTCGCGACCATCTGTCGAAGATAATCATAACTTTTAATTGTGCCGAGTCCGGGATTCGCTTTTATCCAGCACTCCTCTTTGTCCCATTCCGAGATGTCGTCCAGCTCGTAGATGAACGGCAGGAAATGCGGAGCGTCAACCTTTCCGTCAAGAATATTTGCCGCGTATTGATATTGAGCATCAAAGATTCCGTTGCGAACAAAGCCGTTCGTTGTGATACAAAAAAGCAGAGGTTGAGCGCGGGCGCCCATGCTCTGCTTTATGAGATCGTATATGTCGCGATCTTTTATTGCCGCCAGTTCATCAATGACGGCGCAATGTGTGTCGAGACCGTCGAGACTTGATGAATTGCTGGCGAGCGCTTTGATGAATCCGAAGTTGTATTCAAAATATAAATCGGCTGCACGCTTGCGAATGTGCTTTGAAAGCATCGGTGACTGCTTCACCATTTTGTGGCACGCATTGAAGCCGAGCTTTGCCTGATCCAGCATTGTGGCGATGTTATATATTTGCGGTGCGCCTTCATCATCGCACATCAGCATGTCAATTTCCACCGATGCGCATTCGGTTGTCTTTCCGTTCTTGCGTCCTTCGATGATTAAACATTCGTTATATTTGCGAACACCGTTATCGTCAACGAATCCGAAGAGCGCCTCGAGTCTCGCCTTCTGAAAGAGTTCCAGTTTGAGCGGCGTTCCGAGTTTGCCGGTCGGCTGTTTACAAAACGACTCAATAAAATTAATGTGTCGAAGTGCGAGTTCTTCGTCAAAGTGATATTCGCCCGGCGAATAAATCTGCTCGAGTAAAATCTCACAGATCTTTTTGATTTTCTCACACGCGACAATCTTGCCGGTTAAAACTTGTTTGCAATACTTTTCAAGATCACTCACCGGCTCACCAACTTTTGACCGCCTTTGATATAAGATATAAGTTCGTCATCGGAGGTCGAAACTGTCGCCGATGAGATAATCTCGTTGAGCTGCTTTGTGGTCTGATTAAAAATCTTCATAAGCGACAGATAACTGTCAGCTTCGCCGGTCTTTTTGCGCCCGCTCTGATTCGCGCCGTTCTGATAACCTTCTGTCCATCCGTTCTCGGCTATCTGTTTCTGCAGCGTCTCAAGCTGAGCGTTCTGAAAAACGCATTTTTTGTAGAGAGCGGTTGCTATCTCTTTGGAGCTTTCGGGAAGTTTGGCGATAATTTCCTTTGTTGCCTTAAAATCCATTAAGACACCCCCTTCGTTTTCTATCATCCGCTAAATTCGAGGTGCACCGTCCGATAAAAAAATTTTCGATTTTTGCTCTTCGGATAGGGGGGACGGCTGACCGTTAACGAATGTGTAGCGGAGTTCATTGTCTTTTGAAAAGTGAATGCCGTTGTGACACGACAGACACACATACTCGAGATTATCAAATCCCATTGAGATGTCGGGGTCATTGATGTTGTCCGGCGTCAGCTCTGTCTTGTGGTGAACAATATATCCCAGTTCTCGCCCGCACATCTGACACAGCCCGCCGTCTTCTGCGATGCGCTGCTGTATGAATGCCGAGCGGCACTGATGCCACGCCGTTGTGTTATAGAACTTCTGCGCCTCGGGGAACTTTCTCTCTTTCATAATTAATCGCCCGCCCCCAACCCTCGCCGGCTTATACTATACCGACACCGTCATATCAAATTTGAAGAAGGGACAGCTGATAACCCTCAGCTGCCGAAGGTTAAAAGGAGTATGATTAATAGGAGATAAATGTTTGAGTGGAAGGCGGTTGATAACCCTCAGCCGCCAAAGGTCGAAAGGAGATGTTTCAAAATGACCGCCACAGAAGAAGAAAGCCCGCAAGTGCCCCCTTACTTGCAGACTTTCTATGTTAGCATTATACCACATAATAGTGTGCCAAACAATGACATATTATCATTTAATTGCAATTAATGCGTGCGCGTGCAGTCGGTGCACATGGCGATAACTTATATCGAGCCGTTCTGCTATCACTTCCCATGTCATTGAGTCAAAGTAATAAGCCCTCATCACCGCCCGCTCATCGGGAGTCAGCACCTCGAAGGACTGCTCGATTCTGATGCGCTCGTCAATGTAAGCATTGAGCCGCGCTTCATATTTCTGCTGGAGAGCGAGAATCTTCTCAACGGCTTGCTCTGTCGCCGTGCCGTCCGTCTCACCGCCGAACCTCTGTCTGTCATAGGCGGCAATGGGAGCATAGAGTTCGGTGATGTCTTGCAGATGTGAGCGCAGTTCCTTAATCTCCCGCGACTGTTTTCGGAATGCCCGTAGTTCTTGTTTAGTCATTGTTTGTCCCTCAGAATATAAAGTTGTGAATGTCCGCCTCTTTGTCTATGTCGCAAGTGAAGTCGTTTATCGCCGTGTAGTTTCCATAGTCGATTATGTTGTACGGTGTGCCCTTAATCACTTGCCACAGTTCCCACGCAATGGGATGCCGGATAAAATGCTTTGCGTTGTCCTTAACCTCCTGAACGGCAGCGCGGAAATGTTCCGTGTTGACCACCTTGAAGGCAAACGGCTCGGCGTACTTCTTCGGGTAGTTCAGAGCGAACGGCGGAGCGGAAGCAAAGAACTCAATGTCATCCGTCTCGGTGTTCACGATCGTCTGAATCGCCTTTTCCGAGAATACCACATCCCCGAGCACATAGCACACGGGTTCGTCCGTCAGCGGAAACGCGTCAACCCAAAAGCCGCCGACGGTCTTCGCGCCGTCACAGACGAACGGGTTCTCGTGTCTGATGTGCTCAATGTCAAGAAAATCGAACGCGGGATTGTTCGTGCTGATTGCGATGTCCTCAACGCCGTTCTCCCTGAGCAGCCGAATCGTGCGTTCTATGACGGCCTCTTTTCCGAGCGGCGTCAACTGTCTCGGTCTTTCCCAGCGGAGATATTTGCCTCCGCATAAAATTATGTATTTCATCTTGTCACCTCTCCGGCGGGTTCTCCAGCTCCTCAACTTTGATGATTAATGCCGAAGCTCCCGCCGTTGTCCATTTCTTTTTTACGGTCTCCCAGCACACCTGACTGTCGTCGAGCCAGAATCCGCAGTCCGTCATCGTGTCTTTGAGGAGCTTCTGCAGATTGTCAGTGTCGGGTCGGGTCGTGCGCCATGTGTTCGGTCTGTGTGACTTGGAATAGAACCACCACTCAACTAAAATGCGTACTGCGCCCTCGATGGGTTCTGCCGGAGCGTAGGGCTGCAGCTTCTCGGCGAAGATTGCCCGCGCTTCTTTGACTTCCTTCTTCTCGTAAAACATCGGCTTGCCGTGTACGATTTTGACGCCCTTCTGCTGTGCGGTCACGGTCGGGAGTTTCGGAAAGGTCAGGTTTATGTCGATTGTTGTCATTTGTCCTCCATTCTGCCGCTTCGGGTTATGCCCTCCTCAACAAGCGCGCTTTTTTAAGCGCTTGTTGTTGAGGGTTGTACCCTTTGCGAATTGTGTTGTTTACCCTCAAACACAACTTACTCTATATATATAGGGGAGTTGTGGTTGAGCTTTTTAGTCATTTTTGAATGTATCTACGACGCCTCCGTTTACGCGTTTATAGCGCTCGGAATTGTCTATCCAGTTACGGATTGCTTGCACCGAATAATCGGCGTTCGCCATCTCATTTATTCTGTCGGTCATTGCCTTCATTGTGACTTTGCCTCCGTCCGATGAGACCCACTGAAACGCTTCAAAGAGCAGATTCGTCTCTCGCTGGCGGTTCTTTTTCTTCTGTTCCGACCAGCCGACCCGCGCTTTTTCCTGCGTTGTTTCCGGGCAAGTCTCGAGCGAGGGGTCTTCCTTATGAATAGGATAATCAAACCACATATACATCGGGTCGGGCGAGGCGAAATCTCGCAGAGAAAACTCCATCTTGACCGCCTTCGCATCCGGCTGAACTCCCGCGCTGAGTCTCTGCGCGGCTGTCGCCTCCAGCGGGAGCATATCGATTATGGCGTCATTGTCGCGGGCGAATACGCCCGAGCCGCTCATTCTGTCCTGACTGCTCTTGAAGCCCTGCTCGCCTTTGGAATGGTGATGCGTATAAATGAGTGTGCACCCCGCTTCGGCACAGATTCGGTCGAACTCGCCGACGAATTTTGCCATATCCGAAGCGTTGTTTTCGTCTCCGTTGAGAATCTTGTATATCGGGTCGAGCAGAATTACATCCGCTCCGAAATTAATCATCTTGTTGATGATGCTCGGAGTCAGTTCGTCAATGGGCTTCGATTTGCCCCTCAGATTCTCCACAAGGAAGTTTTGCGGTGCTCTGGGTGTGATTATGCCCAGCGCTTTATATGTGTCTATAATGCGCTTGTAGAAGGAAGCAGGGTCGATTTCGAAATTGAAATATAAAACCTTCGCCTGCCGACAATGAAAATTGAGCCAGTCGATGCCCTCCGCGAACGCTGCCGCGAGCTCTATTGTCGCGAAGGATTTGCCGATTTTTGAGGGTCCGGCAATTACCGCTTTGTGCCCTTTTCTGAGAACGCCTTCAATGATTTCGGGCGAAAGCGGAGGCGGATTGAAGAAAACCTCCGAAATCGGCACGGGGTCGGGGAGATCGTCTTTTTTGCTGTTGAGCCATTCCTTCCAAGCGTGCCAGTCTGATGCGCCGATGTTGGTGTCAATGAGTCTCTGCCAGTTTTCGCCTCTCGGGATACCGGGCATCCTCGAAAGGCGCGAGGGGTTCTTGTTCTGTCTGTCGATTACAAGACCCGCTTCCTCGCACACGGTATAGAGTTCGTCAACGCGGCGCTTGTATTCGCCTTTGTCGAGCGCGTCAATGTGAACTATCGCGTGCACGCTCTTCTTTCCGCTGGAAACGAGCGCAACTGCGGGAAGGTTGAGCGCTCTGATGATGCTCTCCTGCTCTTCAAGCGGAACGGTGTCGCTCTCAACAAGAGCGTAGCGGTAGTCTTTTATATTTGCGTCTTTTACGCCGTCGCCGTTGAGCGGATTGAAACGGATCCAAGCGCCCGCTTCGGGGTTTACCGTGCCGATTGCCTCGTCAAGTCCCGTCGGGAGTCCCTGCTGCGCTTTCCTCTGAACCTTGTTTAACTTGCCGATGAGTTCGCCCGCTGTCAGTCCGTAAACGCCCACGCTCGCGGGAGTCCATTTGCCGTCATCGCGCTGCATCGCCTGTGTGCAGTAGCCGACATGGTCGTCTTCGTCAAAAAGCGCGTTGAGATATGTCTTTATCTGTTCGCATTGTTCGGAAAGGGTCAGCGGTTTTGCCGATTTCTTCGCCCTCACGCTCGATTTCGCTTCGATTATGTCTTCGGGTGAAATAATGGTGTCCCAGTTCCACGATTCGCTCTGAGGGCGTCTCCAGCCGTAATTTTCGGCTATGTGGATTATTGTGCCTCCGGTGACGCCTTCTTCCGTGAAGGTTCGCCACTTTTTCTCGCACGCGCCTTCCGTGTAGCGTGAGTCATCCCGGCTCCATTCATCCCACACAGTCCAGTCATAGCCCTCTGCCTTGAGTGCCATGCCGACCTGCACCCACTCTTCGTAGGTGCAGTCAGCGGGGCTGAGGTTTTTCAATGCTTCGAGAACGGTGTCCATCACCACTCCATCTCCGCGTCATCGGGAAGCACGAAGTAATGGACTTCCGAAAACGGAACGCCGCTGTCGCTGGTGCGCTCTGAGTCCTTTATACACGCTTTGCCCATCATTCCGTAGGCGTCTGTTATCATCTTCGCGATGGGCTTCTTTTCGCCGACTTTCAGAACGCCGACGCACATGAAGAAGTTTATGAGCTGGTCAACGAGCGTGGTCTGGAAGAAAACTTTGGATTCTCCGTCCGAGCCGCCGTCAAAGATGAGCGTCGCCTTGAGCATTGATTTACCCGTCTTGCTCTGACTCTTTTCGACCGAGTCCACGGTGAAGGGGTAAACGCCGGGCTTCAGGTAGGTGAAGCCGCCTTTTCTTTCGCTGACTTCGCCGGTGATTTCGTCATCCCAGTCAAAGCCGATGTTGTTCTTGTTGATTGCCATTTTGCTGTCCTCCTTATATTGCTGCGGCGACAATGTTCGCCCAGTATTTAATTACAAAGTTATTAATGATGTTCGCGGGGTAGTCTTTGAGTTTTACATCGGCGGGCATTTTCCCGCGGGAAGCGACGACCTTTTCTATTTGCTCGGCGCTGATGTTGTCTTTTTCCATCAGCGAGCGAAGTTCAAAAGGGAGATCGTCGTCAGGGGTGTATGCCGATTCCGTCGGCTTTTCTTTCTTTTTGCGCTCGGCAGCTCTCGCCTTCGCGTTGCCGCCTTCGATTCGAGCGCTCTTTTTCGGCGGTTCTTCGTCGTCACCGTTGAATGCGTCAATCTTCGCTTTCAGCGCCTCGAGGTTGCTGACCTTCTGCGCTTCGGCGTTGCTGATGTGCTCGATGTAGCCGTCCGCACCGGGCACGATCTGAGCGATTGATTCGAACTCAAACGGGAGTTCGTCACTTAAACCGAAGCGGTTCTTCGCGTCCCAGACGGGGCTGTGCGTTGTGTACATCATGCGCCTTCCGCCGGTCGCTTTCTTTGTGCCCGTCTCCGTTGTGATAACATTCGTCTTGTAGTTCGCGAAGATGAGCAAGTCTGCCCACTCCTTTAGAAGCGGAGCGGTCTTTTTGCCGAGTTTGAGTTCCCAGTGATCGTAGGCGCCCATTTCGTCGGGCTGCTCGATCTTGCGGGTGCAGGCGTGGGCTGTGATTACGACATTTATGCCCTTTTCGACGACCTTGTCGAGAAGCGGCAGGAGATTCTGAAACTCCTCGCCGAGCACGGTGTAGCCCTTGCCATATCCCCACGCCTCGATTGAGTTCTTATCATTCTGCTTGCATATATGCTTTATGCAGAGAGCTTCGGCTTTGTCGGCGGTGTCGATTACGAGCGTCTTGTAGGGCGTGTCTTCGGTGATGATGTAATTCACCATGTCGATGATGTCCTTCCAGCTCTCGGGCTGTTCGAAGCGCTCGACATCGTAGCGGACTGTGCCGCCTTCGGTGTCAATGAAGATGGGGCGCGGGAATTTTGATGCGAAAGTGGTCTTGCCGATTCCTTCCGTGCCGTAAACTACGACCTTCAGGGCGGCGTTCATGTGTCCTTTTATGATGGTCATTATTTAACCTCCCATACGAAATCTTTCGGAGTTTTAATTGTTTTGACTGTGTCATTGTGAAGAAAATGATACAGATTAAGTTGACAAGTTTTTAAAGTTTGGATTCGCTCTGTCTGCGAATAAATTCGCGTGTTTAAAAGACGGTTTCTCAGCAGCACCGCGCTCTGCTCTTCAAGGTTGTTGATGATTCCAGATGTCAACACATCTCTCCATCTTTTTATTTTTTTGGGGTCATAGCCATTGTTGTATGCGGTTATCATTGCGAGCATTACGCTAACCATTGTTGCAAGACGAGCGGTATCGCCATGTGCAATCTCTAACTTATCCAAAGCGTCGAAATTGTCTGTTAACCATTCGTTTTTTGCAAGGGTGGAAATTTGCTCGCTTGGTATGTTCGTTGAAATGATAATTGCTAATGTTGCCAAAGCGATGTGATGTTTTTGAAGTTTGAATGAGGAAAGATGTGACATATTGAGAGTGTCGTTTTCCGCTCTTGTTTTTTGCCTATCGCAATTAGGGTCTTGAACTGCGTTATAAGTGACCAAGAGTTTGCAGGGTGTGTTTGAAATGATTATTGCTTTCAGTCTGTGCTGACCATCTACGAGATTCCCGTTGCGGTCTATGCCTATGCTCTGATGTGTTACGGCAAAATTGCCTTTCTTTACATCGCTTGCATATCTAATAACTTGACTTTTGCCGATTTTTCTGTTGTTTGTGTTGTGGTTTTCTAAAAGGTCTGTTGCTCTCTCAACTGTGATGACTTCTTCGTGAGAATACATCTTCGGGCGATTCTCTTCGAAATCCCAGCCGCCCTCTCTGTATAAGTCGGTTTCGAGCCAAGGGGCGTTGGCGTTTATTGAAGCGCGAAGGTAATTAATTAACGATTCTTTCGCTTCGTCACTAAGCCGAGTAGCGTAATCTTTAAAGGGGGTATAATTGCTCATTTCTGTTCTCCTTCCGTGGCGCTCTGATTGAGCCACCACAATATAATTTTTTCGGGTGTCGGCGCGAGGTCAGTAATCTCGCTGGTATAGTAGGCGGAATATGCCGCCTGCATCGGGTTCTTCGCGAGAATCTCGGCGAGCTGCGCCGGAAGTGCTTTTGTTATGCGTTCGTAGTTGGTCATTTTCGGGGTGCTCCTTTAAATCTTTTGGCGAAGTAAGAGTCAATTGAAAAAGCGTGTTCTGCTGTCTTCTGCTATGGTTCTTGCATAACTCTGCGCGGTTCTGACGGCGGTGATATATCCCTCATACCACGCTTTGCCGAGTTCTGTCTCTGCGGGGTTGTTTTCTGCGACTGAAAGCATCTTGTTGAAATAGCGGTTTAACTTGTCCGCGTTAATCTTCTTCATCGCTTTCGTCCTCCTTTAAATCGTTCTTGAACTGCTCGACGAACATCTCGCCGTGCTGCCACTTGTCGTTGAAGGGTGTCAGAACGCGGAAGCGGACCTTTTGCGGCTTCTTGGTATTCCAGCCCGTGCCGACTTTACACTCTGCAAATTTTCGGTTGCTTTCGGCAATTCGTTCCTTGACCGCTTCGGGGTGTTCTCGTTCGTACTCCTCCCAAGCCCTTATACGCTCGGCTTCCCGTTCCTCATCAAATCTGCGTTCCCATTCCTCATCGGATATGAATTTACGCTCACTCATCGCCGTACTCCTCAATGCAACGGATTTCGTTCTCGTACCACGCAATCGCTTGCTCCTTTATGCAGTAGCCGAGCGCTCTGAAGCCCTTGACTTGCTCGAGTTCTGCTTTGAGGATTTCAAGGCGTGCTTTTTCGCGTTCAGTCATCGCCTTCGCCTCCGTTCATATCCGCTCCGCAGACGGGGCAGAAATTGTCATAGTGACCGATTCCGCCGCACACGGAGCATTCGTAAATTGTTTCGCCCTTGAGGTTCTTCGTCTCTTTCCACTTGCCGAAGCGGGCGTTTACTGACGGAATAAGAACTTGCTCCTTGATTATCTCTTCGACATCTTCAGGGAAGAGACTTGCTTTCTTTTCAAAGGCGAGGGTGAAGTCGTCCATCAGAATATAGGGGTCAATCAGTTTCTTCATTGGTCTGCTCCTTCGTAATAAATAGTGATTAGTTTGTCGAGTTTGATGTCGAGCGCTATGCAGCAGTTGAGCATAAACTCCATCGGCGGCTTGATGATTCCGCGCTCGTAAAGACTTATCGAGCGGAAGCCGTAGCCGGTGATTTCTGCGAGTGTTGCCATGCTCATCTTCTTCGCCTTGCGGGCGTCGCGGATGCGCTCGCCGATTTCTTCGTAGTTGAGGGCAATTCGGGGCAATGTGGTCACCTCACGATGTAAACATTGTGAATTTCGCCGAACTCCGCCATGAAGGCGTAACCTTCTTTTTGACTGCCGTCAAAGAAAATGTCTATCATCTGTCCTTTAATTCCTCCGCCGCAGTCAACGGCTTTCAGAGTGAGCACTTTTCCGTTATTGCCGGTTATTCTTACGGTTGAGCCGTAGGGAATGACCGAAGGGTCAACGGCGCAGGTGTTCAGGTGTTCGCTTCTGACGCCCGTTGCCGTCTGGTAGCCCCAGCCGTCCTCGTAGGGCGTGTAGAAGGTCAGACGGAACTTGCCGAGATTTTCTTTGACTTCGCTTTTTTGCTGGTAAACGATTGCGGGGCGTTCGATGTGGTTTGTGCTGGGTTCTTTGCCGTGGTGTCCTGCTGTGCAGAATCCTATCGCAAGAGGGATAGCCATTACTGCCGATATTGCTTTTTTAATCATTCTTTTGTTCCTCCGTTATTTTGTTTTGTTCGCGTTGAGCCACGCTCTGACGCGTTCCTCTTCGATGTAACAAGTGATTCGCGTTGTTTTCTTCGTCGCTCCCCACGGGAGTTGACCTGCGTGCATCAGCTGCGGAATTGCCGCTATCGGTATGCCGGTCATTTTCGACGCTTGCTTTGTGGTGATTCGCATTGTGGTACTCCTTTTTGCTTACTATTGTGAGCAGATTAGTTAAAAAAAATTGCCGGGGGAAGTTGCAGGGTTTCGCAGATCTTCTTCGCCTCTGACAGCTTGAAGGTGCCTTTTCCGTTCAACTTGTTCGTGAAGCTCGTATAGGATATACCTATATTTTTAGCGAATTCTTCACGGCTGATTCCGTTTTTTACGAGCGCGCTGAGTATTTCGTTCTTCACTTCGGTGCCCTCCTTTCGTTTTATTGTGTGCTTACAATTGTGAGCAAGTCCATATTACCACCATATATTGCGTCTGTCAACACTTTTTTACAAAAAAATTCACAAATTACGAAAATTTATTGCAATTTTGTGAGCAATAGTTTATAATGACATTGCAAAAGGGAGGTGACTATATAATGAGTAACAATATTGAATTGACGCTCCAGCGCATGAAACAAGCCCGAAAAGAACGCGGGATGTCGCAGCGCGAACTTGCAGAAAAGACCGGCATCAGCAATTCAGCCATCGCGAAGTATGAACTCGGCAATGTTCAAGACCTTCCGATTAACAAGGTCAAGGACATAGCAAACGCCCTCGGCGTTCCCCTTGAGTGGCTGATGGGAATCGACGAAGGCGTTGATGGGGTTCGGAACGAACTGCACCGTCTCATTGATGATCTGACGGAAGAGGAATGCGCGGCTGCTCGTCTTTATCTCGATTTTTTAAAGACCAAAGATAAATGATAAAGGCGAGCTTCTGCTCGTCGCTCAGAGTTTCGACTTCTGCGTGCAATAATTCTTTTTCGGTCATTGCGAATCCCCCTTTCAAAACTGTGATGTAATTATATCGAACAAATGTTTGTTTGTCAATAGCAAAGGAGTAATTTTTATGGCAAAATTCAAGCACTCGCAGAACGGCGCGGGGAGCGTGACGAAACTCAAAGGGAACCGCCGCCGTCCGTACTGGGCGCAGGCGCCCTCTCACTTCGACTTTGAGAAGAAAAAATATGTCCGCGAAACCATAGGTTACTTTGCAACGGAACTTGAGGCGAGGGACGCGCTGGCGGCATACCGTCAGTGCCCTCCCGCCATCGGGCTGGAAACGACCTTCAGCGCCTTGTTCAACGCGTGGAAAGTGCAGGGGTATATGAATATAAGCCGAAGCACCATAAACGGCTACAACGCCGCCTTCGCCAAGTTTGCGCCCATTCACGCGTATAAAGTCATCGACATAAAGACTCCGCAGCTGCAGTTCTGCATCAATCAGCAGGCGGTAAACGGGAGCCGTTCGACGCTCCATCAGATGAAGGTTATTGCCGGGCTTCTGATGAACTACGCCGTGCAGCTCGACCTCATTAATAAGAATTACGCGGAGTTCATTCAGCTGCCGAAGGCGGAGCAGACCGAGAAGGGGATTCTCACCGATCTGCAACTCAAGAAAATCGAAGACGAGGCGAAGCTCGGCGACGAGACCGCCCGCCATGTGCTGATTCTGTGCTATACCGGGTGGAGAATACAAGAATATTGCAATCTCACGATCTTTGACTATGACAAAGAAAAGCACACGCTCAAGGGCGGACTGAAAACGGACGCGGGGCGTGACCGAATCGTTCCCGTTCCGCAGAATGTGCAGAAGTATGTCGAGGAACAATTCAGTCACTCTGAGCGCCTTTGCGAAATGAATGCGAAGCAGCTGCGCGAAGCGTTCTATATTCTGCTCGACCGTCTCGGCATTCAGAGCGCGGACGAAAAGAAGAAAAAAATAACGCCCCATTCAACGAGGCATACTTATAACAGTATGCTGGCGAAGCAGGGCGTATCGGTTGAAAAGCGTATGAAGTTGATGGGTCAGGTGTCCGAAGATGTAAACCGCAAGGTTTACACCCACACCGAAATTGACGATCTGATTGACACCGTTTCGTGTTTAAAAAGCTCTTGACCGAAAATCAAGAGGAAAAAGTGTCAGCATCTTGTCAGCAATAGAGACCGTTTTTGAGCGCTTCAGAGCGCTTATTTTTTTATGCTTCGGCGGGGAACTTCCCGCGCCTTCTGGTGAACCCGAGCGCATCGCCCAGCTCGTCTTTTTATCTTCCGAAGATGTCGAGAAACTCCTTCGTGAGTTCAACGCACATATCGAGGGCTTCTTTTGTAAACTGCCCTATCTTTGCATCGATAACAAGAGCTTCGGGCGAATGCACATATCTGCTCACGCATTCGATACACGCATCGAGGATTTCTTTTAAGATTTCAAGGAAATTTTCCATATTGCGCCTCCTTAATCTAAATAATTTCCCGCGACCCATCCGCCGTAAGCGGGGATGTATGCCCATCCGTCTGTGTACTTGCTCGGCTTGACGAGTTCGCCTTTCGGAATTTCGCCGATTTTCTTGTAGTTCGTTCCGGCACCGTCACGGACATTCAGGTCAGTTGTGGTGACTTTCAGAAGCGGACGGATGACACCGAGAACGCCCGTGTAACGGTGAAGCACCTTTCGGCAATAGGGCTTTTTCCAATTCTGGTCGAGACTTGAAAACCACTTTGTGGTGTCTGTGCTTTTGCCGAGCGCAACAGCGGTATGCCCTGCTTTGCCGCAAGGGTCACCCGCTCCCCATTCGACAATATCGCCTTTCTGCGGAACGAAATCAGGCGTGTTTTTAATGCGGATGAATTTGCCCTTGAATTCAGGATGCTCGTCAAAATAGAGATACAGCCCGCTTGCGTAGCCGTAGGGATTGCTCGGTGATGTAAAGACGAAATCGAAACCGTAGCATTTTTTTACATAGCTTTTAACGGCATCGGCGCATTGATACGGATTGTCTTTTGAAACGCCATCGAGGTCAATGCTCCGTCCGTCTGCCCATTTGAGCCATTCGGTCTTGGTCATCATTTCTCATCACCCCAAAGTCTTTTGAAATTCAGTTGTGCCACAGCCGCTTCGATGAACATATCGAGTTCAAGTTCGGTGATTTCAATGCCTTTCTGTGCGAGCATTTGCATAACATTCGTTTTGCATCTTTCAAGTTTCTCGCAGCCCTGCAAATCGTGATATAACTGCTCAACGGCTTTCACGCAAGTTTCGACAGTTTCCTTTTTTATGTGGATGTTGTATTTTTCCTCGACATAGCCCTTGATTTTGAGACCGATATAGCCGAGCGCACTTGCTACCGCGCCCGCTATTGCCGTGATTATAGTTGAAAAAATAATCTCTCGCATTGTGTCACCTCTTCTGTGTCGGCAGAGCCATAACAGCGTTATAGATTTCGTCAATCACGCCGTTTCCGCCGAGATTATGATATGCGGTGTAGCATTTCTCAAAGGCATCTTTGGAATATATCGGGCAGTAACCTCTGTCAATGCTCTTTTCGTATGTGCGGATTAATTCAGCGCGCAGAAGACTCTGTAATCCTCCGTCTGTCGCTTTCTGCTTTGTGGCGATGTCTTTTACCTTTGCAACGATAAAGCCGAACACAGCGGTCACCACAGCCGTTATGAGGGCTTTCGCTATAAGTTCCGTCATACATCCGCCTCACTCTTCGGGCGAAGTTCCCCAGTCGATGTTGAACGGGAAGCCCTGCTGTGATGTGATGTCGCGTAAATGCTGGCGATAAATGCCCCATTCGTTCGTCTTGATTGCTCCGAGTGCTTTGAGCCACGACAGCCACGATGTAAAGGTTGTGCCTGACGGCGCATCCGGCAGAACTCTGTCGAGCGTGCATTTGTCGTCAGTCTCCGCTAACAGATTATTGCGGATTTTTCTTGCGACAGCGGCAGCTGCTTCCTCGTCCTGCTGTTCGCACGCGGTTTCGTATGCCTGAGCGAGAACATCGTCCATTTCACGGCGAAGCTGATTGCAGACCGCTTCGCATCGTGAGAGTCGTAAGTAAATGTTGTCAGATTTCATTGAGTAGCCCTCCTGTATAGTTGACCATATTTTTGATGACTGTTTCTGTATTGCCGTATTTTGCGGAACTTATCCACGAAGAGAGACATTCAAGCGTCTTGCCCTTTTGAATTTCGCCCGCGTTTTCTCTTTTCGCGAGCGTTTTAAAGTGCTGCCTCGCCCGGCGTAGTTTTCGTTTGTTCATCAGGCATATAATTTTGCCCGTGTCGGTGAGAATATATCGCCATTTGAGAAAAGTCACGCCCTGCCGCAGCGGAAAGAGCGCCGTCTTTGAATTGAGCGCCAGTTTCAGCGTTGAGAGGAAGCGACCGATTTCAGTTCGGCAGTATTGCAGATGTGCCTTGCTTTCGTGAATAAGAATGAAGTCGTCCATATAGCGGATATAGTGCTTTATATGGAGTTTTTCTTTTATAAAGTGGTCTAAATCGTCAAGAATGGCGAGCGCGATATATTGACTTATCTGCGAGCCGAGACCCAGCCCGATGTCGCCGTAACTGTCGATTATTTTATAGACTTGATTAATCATTTCGGAATCGGACAACCGCTTCGCGACCGCCATTTTCGCAATATCGTGATTAATGCTCGCGAAGAAATGGTGAACATCGCATTTCAGCACCCAGCCGTCGAGGCTGTGCTTTCGGTAAAAACAATGTAAATGTTCTTTGAACCGTTTACCCGCGAAGGTGATGCCTTTATTCGGCTGACAAGCGCAATTATCATAGATAAAACTGCGCGTGAGTTCGTCGAGAAAGCCGTTGCGACATAAACTGTTTTGCAGTTGTCTGTCTTTTATCCGTGTCGCGATTATTTCGCGCTTTTTCGGCTCGGTGATATAGAACTGCTGATATTTGCTGATAGCGTAGGAATCGTTGAGCAGAGACCGCCTCAACAGCAAAGTATTCTTCAGCGCATTACTTTCATATCCCGCAGTCGAATCTTTCCATCTCACCGTATTGCACGACAGATGGAGACTTTTATAGAGTTCTTCAAAAGATATAGCGTGACCGTATATAGTCAGTTGACCGTTTTCGGTTTCGACATCAGCCACAAATTCACCTCCTCAGAGGCAGGACACAGACTCCTTGCACACACAGCCGGGTTCGGCTCACGCTTACTTCATTTGCGGCAAATTCGTGTGTAATCAGGGACTACTGAATAAGTGTTGTTGGCATTGTTGTTGTTACCTATTCCTGACGAGTTGACATAGTACTCGTTGTTCGCATTGTTAGGCGACCGCAGAAATAGTCTGTGCCCTATGTCTTAAATATTTTTGTATCGTTCTTTGTCTGCTTTAATCCACGCTTTGAGTTTCAGTTCGGTGTCAAAGCACAGCCCCGTCCAGTACTCGATTTTATTCGAAGCTAAGCCGAGATATAAGTACGCAGCGTCGAGAAGAGTGTAAAGCGCAGAAACGCTCGCGAACGCCTGATATTGATATTTCCGCCTCAAGATGTAATCTTCGGGAATTTCAACTTTCACGGAGTTCGCTTTGCGGATGTTTGTTACAACCGAAATCACTTCATCGACTATCGGCTTTGTGATAATCCAGCGGCTGCGCTTCGGAAAATTCTTCTCGTTCTGAATGATGGAGAGCGTGTGCTTCATCAACTTTCTCGCGGATTCAAGCACTTCAAGTTTGCCTTCATGACGATTATAAGAGGGTACTGACATTTTTGACCTTTCTATCTGCCCTAAACGGGCAGATTAACAGATGTTGCAAGCAGGGACTACTGAATAAGTGTAGTAGGCATAGGTGTAGCCACCTACCCCTGACGAGTTGACATAGGACTCGCCGCTCGCATTGTAAGGCGACCGCAGCCACCAGTTCTCGGGCGTAGCGGGTGCTGTTACAATACTCTTGATTCTGTCGGTTGCGGATGCGCCGTCATACTTCTCAAGAACCGTTCCTTCAGGCGTTGTGTTTTCCAGTCCGACCTCACGGCGGGAAAGTAAGAAGAACTTATCCGTAAGTGTCGCGGTCGAGTTCTGCGGATAAACCACCGTCTGCGTGTCGGGCAGCTGGTACGGGTACTCATAAGCGAGAGTATTGATAACATACTCGGTGTTACCGACAATATTCAAGAAGTCGGGGTTCATTCCGTAAAGGAATCCGCTCACGGCGATGCCCGAGAAGTTGTCCCACGGCGTCTTCTGCGAAAACCATATCTCGTTTGCCGCGCCGCTTGAGTTGAGCCACTGGCGAAGCCACGACTGCCCGAAGTTCGGGTTGCCACTGTCAAGTCTCGAATGAATGGGGATTTTGTAATCACTGTCGCCCGAATTGCCGAGAGCCGTCGCGCCCGCGATAGCGGAAGTCTGCATTGTAATCTGACCTTCGTTTGCCCAAGTCGCGATGTCGTAAATTGTTGCCTTTGTGTTTGAATCGCGATATAAGAGTTTGTTCGCGCCCAGCCCTGACGGCAAGTTGAAATACAGCGTTGTGGTGTTGTATTTCCACGAATAAGCGCCCGCAGTAAGACCGTTTTCGCCCGTGTTGTAGAATCCGCATTTGTTTGAAATCTGTAGTTTCTTGATGCCGTACAGAGCAACAGCCGTCATTGTGTGCGCTTTGCCGGGAATAGTGTAGTGGTCGTGCGCCACAACCTCAAAGGGGAGGTCGATTGTTACGCCGTCAATTATGCCCGTGTGCGGAACATAGAAGATTGAGCCGACGGGGTACATTGAAGCACCGTTGCCGTCCTGAATGTTCTGCTGCATAACAGCGAAGTCTGTCGCCCCGGGATTGAGCGCCTGAGCGCCGATGTTCGCTCTCGCCTGCGCCTTCTGTTCGTCCGTGAGGGTCTGAGGCGTGAATCGGACATAATCGCCGGGATTGAGCGCGTCTTTTATCGCCTCGAGTTTCGTGACGATGTCCTGACCCGTTGAGTCTAAAAGAATCGGATATGTAGCCATATTATTCCTCCATTAATCTGTTACAAAACAGAGTTTATTATTTTCAACCACAAGCGGGAGGTCGCTGCCTCCTCCGCCGTTCTCATCTACATATTTCTTGGTCGCCAAGTCTAAATCGTTTGTTGGACTCCACCCAGCCGAAGCCGTGATGTCCGCCGCCTTCAGGGTGACAGCGTTTGCATTGACGAATGTTTTGCCGTTCACGGAATACGGAAGGAAGAGCTGCGACTTCGCGTCGGCTTCCGGTATTATCTGCTTGCTTGAATTTACGCTGTAAGAGCGCAGAACGGGCGTTTTTATGCTGTTGTACACCTCATACTCCAGCACGGAGAAGGTAAACAGATTCGAAGCCGTGCGGATGTTGGTGACGATGTTTCCGCCGTAGGTGAATATTTTGCCCTCGACATACAAGGCGATTAGTTCCGTCGCGGTGTATCTGGCATAACTGCCCTGCTGGAGAATCTCCACAAGAGCTGTGCCGCCGATGGGGTCGCCGTCGTAGGTCGGTGCGCCTTCAGACTCGCCGAACTTGTCGAGCACCGTCTTGTTCGCGTGAGTATGGCGGGCGGCGGTGTTGGCGGTGATTTCCTCAACGAGAGTGGGGCTTTCGTTAATGGATTCGTCTCCGTCGGGCACGGCACAGTTGAATACAAGCCGTACCATTGTTGACTTGCGGAGAAGGTCGTCGCCGTTATACTCCTCAAGCGTCATATCTGCCTCACGCATGGAAGTTACGCTCTGAGGCAGAGGATAAGTAACTTTGTTATTCTCGGGTGTCAGAGGATGCGTACGCACGGGTGAAAGCGAAGCCACGCCGAGAAACGCAAGACGGTAAGCAGAACCCGCGTTCTGCATATCCTGCGGAATGCTGACAACCAGCGATTCGGCGTTGTGCTCTCCAAATTCGCCGCACACATATCGGTCTGTCGTGAAATCAATGTTCATCGGTCTCCTCCTCTTGCTTTTGTTCGTCTATGAGTTGCTGGCAGAACTGAATCGCGCCGGTTATGGCATGATAGTCCGCTTCTGCCTTTTTCTGCTGTTGTTTGAGGTTCTTGAGGTGTTCTTCAAGTGTCATTGTGGTTCTCCTTTATAAGTTCGCAAGCGCGGCAATATTGCTCTCGGAGATATAATAACTGTTGGAAGTCGAGCCGTCGCGTTTGTAGAATGTAAGCTTAATCTGCACCGCTGCGGAATCCGAAGACTTATACTCATAGCCAATCGAAAAACCGCCGTAAGGGGTATTAACATCCGAGACATTTTTGAATCTGTCGCTGAAATGCAGAGCGCTGGTTTTGCCTGCCGTGAGGGAAACTGTGTTTGTGCCTTCGTTCGTCGCACCGTTTTTCTCGCGTGATTGATAGATGAAAATCCCCGGATCAAGACCGTATTCCGTTTCGATTGTGCTGACTTGCTGATATACTTTGTCAGGGTCGGCGGAGTACAGGTTTATCCTGTTCATCGCTTCATAAGTAGTGCCGCCCTCAGAGCGCAAACGATTCCACGAGAACTCTCCGTCAAGTGTGTCAAGGTGGAACGCATCAAAGTAAGATTGAGTTCTACCTCCACCGATTGAATGTGAAAGAATTAAGCGGCTCACATCGCCGTCCGAGCCTGCAATCGTCACATCGTCGTTGAAGACCGTAGCGCCGTAATTAATTGAGCCGTTGACTTGCAGATCGCCCTCGACAAGCAGATTCTGCTCGCAGGAGACATCGCAGTCCATTCGGAGATAGCCGTCTTCCATGTCCGTGTCAACATGGTTGACGGTTAAATATCCACATTCAATTTCGTGCGCCGTTATCTTCCCGGTCGTGTTTATATCCTTGTCGCCGAACTCGCCGTTGCTCGGTTCCTGCGATTTGTTTGAGTTATCCTGAATGGAGCCGGGCGGATTAAAGTTCTCTTCCTGCGCCACCGTATCAACCGTAGCCGTGTCGAATCCGGTAAACTCTACGATTGAAGAGGCGCCGTTGTATGTGACCGTAATTGATGTCGGGTAACTGTTGACCCATTTATATGTCTGCGTGTCTTCGTCCCACACATCGCGGAAAGAATACGAGCGCTGTATAAGCCCTAAGAATGACGCCGAGTCCTTCCAGCGAGCCGTGATAGGCGTCTGCTTAATCTGAACGGCGCTGTTCTTCAGTGTGGAGACCGAAGACTGCGAAATATGCGGATTCTCAACGAGAAGATAAGGCGCGGAACCCGAAGTGTAGAATGCGGAATCCGTTCCGCCTTTCAGACCCGCGAACTCAACCGTCTTACCGCTTTTTTTAACTTCAAGCAAGTATTCCTTGTCGTGACTGACGGAATAGCCGAAAGACCAGCCCGCCTGAAATTCGCCGTTCTGATTGATAAAGCCGAAGAGCTGATTGCTCGCCGTCACGCAGTAGTTAAGCGCCTGAAGCAGCGAATACTGCCCCGCGGTGATACCCGTTGCGAGTGTGCCGTTCAGACTCGAACCGGTGACGCCCATTGCCGTCTTCGCCGCCGTGCAGATCGTAGAACACGCCGTAATTGACCCCGTAGGGTTATACTGAACATTCGTCAGTTTTGAGAGCGCGTCGAACGCGTGAACCGTGACATTGAATTTGCCGTTTTTCCATTCGGTGTATTCAACCGACGAAACGAAGAAAACGCCGAGATTCGCATTTCCGCTCTTCGCGGTAATCTGATCGCCGACGGAAAACGGAACGCTCAACAGTCCGACGAGTTCAGCCGTGAACTCCGCCGGATCCGCGAGACCGAAAGTCATTCCGTGACTGCCCTGAACGGAGCGCGTGATTGTAAAAGTTGAAATATTGTGGTCATAGGAGTTGTTAATGGTCAGAGCCATTCATCACACCTCCTGAACATCGAAGGTTACATTGCCGTACTTTGCCGTAGCCGAACCCGGTCGCCAGTCCCAGAACGGAGCGGTTCTGCTGGTGACGAAGCACTCCTTCTGAAGTGTTCCGCTTCCGGTGAGCACATTCGGGAACTCGAACATAAATGTGTCCGAATCGACCGCCGAGAGAAGCGCAGCGAGCTTCGCCGAACTCATCGGCGCAAACTCAAGCGACCAGTGCCACTTGCGTGTGACCACATCGCGGAGCGTTTCGCCGTACTGGTTCGTGCCCGATGCCCCGCTCTCAAGGTCTTCGAAAGAAAACGAAGCGCCCTGATAAGCGAGCGACGGCAGCACATCGCTGCCGTCAAGGGGAACATAGACATTCGTTGTTACGCCTTCGATTGTCTTTGCTATCTGTATTTTGAAAGGGAAAGCCGTCATTATTTCACACCCTTATGGGCGAATAGCCCTTGTTTTTGTAACTTTTATCGTTCTGCTTTACAACCTCATCGAACAGCGTTCTGCCGTCGAGTTGAGCGACAAAGGTATATTCTCCGCCGTCGCCCTTTCCGCCGTAGTTCTTGAGCGCCTGAGACATTCCTTTGTAAACTGCCGCCTGAGTGTCTTCAGTTGCCTTCTGCGTTGTGTATGCTTTGGATTCCGCCGCCGTCAGAACACGCTCGCCCTGATGAAGCTGCGCCACATATCCGTCATAGGGAACATAGTCAAGACCGTTCGCGTGTGAGCCGTTGGTGGAGGTTGTATTCGTTCCTATGCCGAGCGCACCCTTCCAAAGACGCCCGATGGAATCTTTCAGCGAATTGAATACGCTGACTGCCAAGCCCCACCAGTCATAATCGAGGAGTGCTTTTGCAAGTCCCGCGGCAAGTTTGAACGCCGCTTCGACCAAGTCAGGGATGTGTTCAATCAAGCCCGTTGCAAGTGTGCCGACAATGTCAAGCGTGCTCTGAATTAGCAAGTCAAGGTTGTCGTCTTCAAGAAGACCATCAACGAGCGAATCTATAAGCGTGAAAGCCGTGTCTACAATCAGCCCGACATTGTCGCTCAGGAACTTTACGAGATTTGTGATTATGCTGATTGCGCCATTCATTATGGTCTGTATGTTATCAGGCGTCAGAAGACCGTTGACGAGCGCGTCAACCACATCGAACGCCGCTTTTATAAGCACATCGAGATTGTCGAGAAGACCGCTCGCGAGAACATCTATAATTGCGGGCGCCTGCTCCGCGACAGCCGCGACAATGGTCGTAATCATACCGGTTATCTGCGGCATAACCTCATCAAGCCCGCCGATGACTTCTTCAATGCCGAAGGTTATCTGCTTCGCCGCGCCTTCGTCGCCGGTCATCAGACCCGTTATGCCGTCCATGACATCGGCAAAACCCGGAAGGAACTCCGCCGCCATATTGTTTTTTATGCCCGTCATGGACTTCTTCATATTCGTCATCGAGTCCGTGAACTTTGCTGACGCTTTGACGGATTCATCACTCATTACGAGACCGAGTTTTTCTGCCTCGTCTTTTGTCTTTGCAAACTCTTCCTGCGACATATTGAGCATCGGCGCGAGTTCGTTCGCGATTTTATCGCCGAACATCTCGTGCGCAGCTGCGGCTCTTTCGTCCGCGTCTTCAATCGCATATAACTGGTCGAGCGCCTGAGATACATCGAGGTCTGAACCGCTTGCCTGAAGTTTGACCGTCGCCTTCTGAAGCGTGTCCATTGAAGTGCCCGCTAAATCTGTAACATAAGCAAGGCGCTGATATTCTTCGGCGGAAACGCCCATTTTCTGCGAACTCTTATCAACAGTGTTACCGTATTCCGCCGCGTCCTTTGCCGCATCGACAACAGCCTTGCCGAGAGCAGCTGCGCCCGCCACCGTAGCGGCAAATGCCGCCGTAGCCGCCTCAGCACCTTTTTTGAGCGCCGCAAAGCCCGCTTTGCCGACGCCCTTTGCCACTTTCGCCGTGCCTTCAATCGCTTTTGTCAGTTTCGGGTGCGCGTCTTTAAGTTCACCGACCGCCTGTTTCGCCTGACTCATCTTGTCTTTGACCGCGCCCGTGACTTTGTTATGATCTTCAAGCGCTTTCGCAGAGTTCTTTTCCTCTTTTTCGAGTTTTTTGAGTTCCTCCTCTGCCTTTGCGAGCTGTTCGGTGTATTTGATTGTGGTCTTGTTGGTCGGCTCAAGTCCCTGCTTGTCGCACTGCTCGAGCGCGTCCTTCAGAGCGGCAACCTTCTCCTTCTGGAGTTCGACCGCCTTTGTCGCCGTCTTGTTGGCGTCTTCAAGTTTCTTTGTAGTAGAGGTATTCTCTTTGTATTCGGCTGAAAGCAGTTTTGCCTCCGCCTTGTTTGCCTTCATGGCAGCGTTTATGTCATTTAGCGCTTTTTTATACTCCGCTTCGCCGTCCAGCGTGAGTTTTGCGCCTATCTTTGCGCCGTCTGCCATAAAAACCTCACCTCCGTGTTTATTCCTTAATTAAGCCATTAAAAAGGCAATACTGTTCCCATATCGAGAGCAATTTGCCTATCGGCTCAAACCAAAATTCGTGTTCAGTGAATCTGCAGAGGCAGACTAACCTGAAATACCATTTATCCAGGTTGAATGCCTCTGCGTAAATCAGTTTTTTTCGGGGTCTTCTACTCCTTCGGCTTCGATTGCGTCGTCAAGTTCGCTCTCAGCTTCGGTCTTTTCGGTCACGCCGAGTGCAACCGCAATCGCCTTTGTGTATTTGCTGAGATTAGTCGGGTCAATGCAAGCCGCGACATAATCGGAATTCAGGCGCTTCTCCTCTCCGCGCTTCGCAAGGTCGCCGTTCATCAGCGCCGTAAGAAGTTTAAAGAGATTGTCGAAGTTCTGAAGGTTCCTTGTGATTTTTTCAAAGTCGGGGAGTTCTTTCATTACAAACATATTGAGTTGAAGGTCGAATTTCTCGCCGTTCAGCTCAACAAGGTTGGGTTTGTATGAAACATTGTCTATGATGTGGGCGTTCATTTCAGTTCTCCTTTCAGTTCATCAGGTAATACCTGCGAGTGCTTTGAGTTTCGTCACTGCCGCAGCTGCGGTTGTGAACTCATACTCTTCTTTCCACTCCTCGTTGCCGCTGGTGTCCGTGTTGAACGGATCCTTTTCGGCTGTGCCCGTGATTGTGGAAGCGTTGAAGGTGATTGACTCACCCTTTGTGTCGTACTGCTCTGTGGGAAGCGCGAATATCGCCTTCGGGAACCACGACACCTTGAATTTCTGTACATTGTCAATGCTTTCAGCCGAAATGAAACCGAAGCCGACATATTTCGAGGGAACATCGTACCACAGAATCGTGTCTGTGGCGCTGGTGTCCGCGCCGAACATCATCTCTGCCGCGTCAGTAGGAACGGTTGAAACATTGAGGGAGAGCGCAGCGTCAGTGAAGGAAATGTTGTGCTCTGCAACACCGTCATCGGCGTAGAACTTAACATCCGACACATTGGGAGTGACGCTGACCTGAACGAGTTTGCCGACCGCAAGACCGTTTGAGAAGGAAACGGAGCTTGTGGTTTCGGTTCTCTCAGCAATAACCGGCATTCTTGCCATTATTTTAGCCATTATCTGATTCCTCCGTGTATTTTTCTGTTGCCGCGACATCGGTTACATTGACGACAATGTGAAAATACTGTGTCGCGTCTTCGTAAAGTTTCTCAGTTTGATTGATTATATAGCCCGCGCTTCTGAGTGCATCGCGAACCTTCAGTTTGTAAGTGTCTGCTTTCGCGCTCTGTGACGCCTGAGCGGCTATCCACACATCGACATCAATGTTTATCTCTGTCTCAATGTCTTCGTCGTCAGCGCGAAGTGAAGGGCGCTCGTAAATGGTTTCGTAGGTGATATAGTCGCGGATCTGAATTGCCTTGCCGTCGGAACCGACATATTTCTTGGTTCGGTCAAAGGAATAATCGAACACCGGCAGACCGAGACCCGCCAGCGCGTTTTCAATTTTAGCAATCATACCTTGTTGACCTCCTCGTCATAAACTTCGCGCATTTTCTTTACGACATCGTTCTCGCTTCGGGCAATCGCCTTTTTGAGAAACCCGGTCTTCGGAATGCGCTCCGTCTGTGATTTATATGTGCCGTATTCCCAAAAAGCCATTAACTGCATCAACCGTGTGCCGTCCTTCGCCTTTCCGGTAAAGTTTATTGCCGACACCCAGCCGCCGTTTTTGACTTTCTTCGGCTTTGCGATTTTAACCTTGCTCGCGTAATGGGAAGTTGACGCGGGCATTTCCTTGACTATTTCACTCTGTAAAATAGGCGCCGCTTCTTCAAGCATTCTCGGCGCGACCTCATCGACGAGCGCGAGATTCTTCGACAGTTCCTTTTCAACTGCTGAAAAGTCCATCTCAAACTGCGCCATCTTCGGTCACTCCCTCGCAGACAATTTCAAGAGCCGTCTCGTCAACGGCTCTGTATGTGCGGGTGACTACGAAGCGGCGACCGTTCCAGTCAGCATAGCGCTGCTGGTTGTAATCTCTGAAGTCGGAAATGACAAAAACAACCTCGGGATTAAATCCCGCCGATTTCGCCATATAAAACTCATTGCGCTTTACGGATTCAACGCGGGCGTTGACCCTCGTTTTCGCCTCCGTCTCCGTTACGGTTCCGTTGTTTACGGTGTTGACAATATCAACGAGATAAATCTCATCGTTATACATCGTTTTCACCGCTTTCGTAGCCGTAGCCCTCAATCAGCATAAGGAACTCCTTCTTGCTGTTGTAGCGATTCATCCACCGGTCGCGAATATCCTGCGATTCCGCAATATTAGCCATCACGAACAACCGAATCGCTCCGTAGATATGAGGGTCGGATTCTGAGGTTTCGTAAATAACGCCGCAGCTCACGAGGTCTGCTTTGCATTCGTCAATGAGTCCCATAATCGTGCGGTCTCGGCTGTTGTTTGTTATGCCCAAGTCCGATTTTATGAGAATAAGAGTTTCGACTTTCGCCATTGTAATCACTCATCCTTTGTTTCAAGTCCGCGGGTCTCCTGATAGACCTCTTCATTGACTATCATTTTTCCGATGTGACCGACTTTGATTCTCGAGTCTGTCCATAAATGAAGGTCAATCTCTTTTGCTCTCAGGCAGAAGGATAAATCCTCGCCGAAGCCGAGCAGAGGCGTGAACGGAAGCCCCCAGACCGTGCGAATAATATCAAGTGTTTCAACCTTCGTCAGAACCGCCGCGAATCCGAACGCCGCAACCTCGAACAACTGCTCCTTCGGATAGTTATAGAAGTTGTGAGTGAACGGTTTCTTCGCGTTGGGGTTCTTTTCGTCTTCGGTGTAGCCGCATTCGTCAAACAGTGCGGGCTTGTATGGCGGACGGCGTGAGAAGAAAAGTCCGCTCACAAGGTCTTTGCCGGTTGCGAGTAAATCCTTGAGCAGTGACGGCTCAAAAATCATATCGCTGTCAAGCCACAGAACATAGTCGTATTTTTCCGCAATTGCTCTCATTGCGAGATTGTTTCTCGCGTCATAGATGAGCGACGAAGCGCAGAAAACAATACTGCACTCCAGCCCCGATGTGTCGAGACTGACGAGGCACTGCACGAAGTTGACATCCGCGTGGTCGAAGCAGGGGCACGCTATCATAACTCTTGTCATTTTGTTTCTCCTTTAAATTAAAGTGGGAAGGAGCTTGCGCCCCTTCCCTTTGTTAGCCCGGTTAAACTCAGGTTGTGCTCTTGAGATAGCGGACAATAGCATTCTTGTCGGCGAGTTTGCCGTCGGCAAGAGCCATTGCGCGGTAAACGCGGCTGCCGCTGCGGAATGCAACGCTGTCGTCTGAAGTAACTTCAGGTGCCTGAGCAAAGTTGAACTTGTACGCTTTGAAATCGCCGAAGAGAATTTCGTCGGTAGCGCAGTTGTCGTCAACGATTACGGGATAGCCGAGAACATTGAACTTCGCGGGAGACTGAGCGTCAGCAACTACAACGCGGTTCTTGGTGGTGTCTTCCATGCCGAGAACTGAGCCGTAGAATGTCTGGCGGTTCATAACGAGAGTCGCATTGTTGTGATAGTATGCGGGAAGAGCTGCGAAGCAAGCGCAGAGACCTGCATAGTCAAGACCTGCGGAGCTGTAGGTTGTGAATGTGGTTGAAAGAGTGTGCTCAATGCCGGTTGCCTTGTTGGAACCGTTGCCGTTGATAACAGCAACATCGATTGCCTTCATAATCTTGTCGGCAAGTCTTGCAACGAGCCAGTCTTCAAAAGCGTCAATAGCCATCGCCGCAACATTGGCGGTGATTTCAACTGTCTTGATAAGTTTGTACGCTGAAAGTGAAACGCTTGTAAGAGCGTCAGCGCTGTCAGTGGCGGCGGTGCCCATAGCAACCCACGAAGCGTCGCCTACGGATGACTCTACGGGATAGGTAACATTGCCGGGAATGAATGTTACATCGATAGCGTTGTAGATCGGGGAACCTTCAAGGATGCCGACGATCTTGTTCATTGTCTCGGTGGGGATAGCGGCTGTCGCTGTGACTGCGCCTCTTTCCTCTTCGGTGAGTTCTTTGCCCTGAAGTTTCTTCAGGAATGCAGATCTGTAATCTACCATTGTGTTTTCCTCCGTTTTGTTTTCAATTATTGTGATTTCTTCGGTCGATGTTTTTACGACCTCCGCCTCAAGTGCTTTGCGCTCTTCGGCGGCTTCTTCGATTGAGCGCTTCTCCGCTGCCAACGCTTCGGCTTCTGCCTTGAGCGCGTCCGCTCTTTCCTGCGTCAGATCCGGAGACTGCAGCTCAGTGACGATTTCGGACTCTCTGCTGAGAATGTCTTCAAGCATCATTGGTGTTTGCCTCCAATATTTTAAGTATTTCCGCTTTTGTTTCTTCAAGTTTCCGCGCTGCCTCAATCCGGGCGTTTTCTTTCTCAATCTCTCCGTTGACAAAGTTGCGTGCCGAAATGCTCGTTGAATCATTGGCGGGTATAGAAACAGCAGAGACATCATATATCTTGCTGATTCCTGAATAGGTTAAAAGGCGCTTCTTTTTATCGTACTGGTAAGCGTCCGCGGGAACGGCGAAACGCCATGACATCTTTGTCACCATTCCTGCTTTTATTTCTTCGTACATCTGACGGGCTGATTCCGTTCTGCCGAGATCGGCGACGATGTGGAGTCCCTCGTCATCGGGTTCCACAGTCAGCGAGCCGTTCGATGTGCGGGCGTAAACCTTTCCGGCGTGGTCATACTGGAAGATTATGTCGGAGCGGTCGGCGCCTTCAAAGTTTTCTTTCGTAAACTGTTCGTAGATGTCGCCGTCTTCGTCCTTGTAAAGAACATACGGCTCATAGCGGGCGGCATAGCCCTCAACGATAAACTTTTCTTCTTCCTCGTCCTCTTTATCCTCTGCTTCAGCTTCGGCTTCCAGTGCACGAAGGCAGAGCACTTCCATTGAGCGGACTTCGGAATCATCCTTCAGTTTCGTTTTGTTCGTCGGTGTCATCGTTTGACTCCTCCTTATTGTAATTTTCTGTGTATTCTTTGCGGATGTAGAAGTTGTCGCCGTTCTCAATGGGCGACATATTGATTATTTCGCGTGCTTCGTTAGGCGTGAGCAGTCCACGGTCAAATAAAGTCTGAATCATCGTGACCTTCTCGCCCGAGCTGAGGAAGTTGAATCTGTTTGCGGTAAATACCACATTGTTGCCGAACGCAATCTCGTGCTGGTTGAACAGCATATTCGTGTGCTGCAATGAAAGCTCGAGCGCAACCGGTTCAATCTGCGATTCGTAGAACGAGTTGAACTCGTCCGAAGTGTATTTGCCCTGAAGGATTCCTTCGGACACACCGAAATAATCGAACACATTCTCGCGGATCATTGCCATCTGCTTTTCGTCCACGGTAAACTGTTTGCTTTCCATCTGCTTGACATCAGCGTACTTTGAGTCGATGAGAAGAACTTCGGAATCGTTCTCCGCGAAGTTGAGCTTGACGAACCTTTCGCGCTCGGCTTCAACATCAGCAGGGCGGAGCGACTGCGCGAGCTTCGCGAGAATTTTGATATTCGCCGAATTTTTGACGGCGTTGATTATCGCCTGATCCTGCGCGTTCATCATCTGAAGCGTCGCGTTCATCGGTGCGTTATTTTCACCGAACAACTCGTCCTTGTTCTGGAACTGGTTCAGCCGTCCGCACTTCTCAAACTCAATCGCTCCGGTTTCGCCCGTCTGAAATTCGTAAGCGAGCCACAGTTTGCCGTTGAACTTTTTCAGCTGACATTTCTGCGGTGCCAGCGGATAAAGACCGACAATTTTCTGTCT